TGGACAATCTCAACACTAGAACGTAACTCATCAGACGATGGCGTTATTGTTGCACACTGGCAAGCATCAGACAGCGAAGTAGTGGGCGAAGACACACACTCAGGCAGCAGCTATGGCACTTGTGGCTTCACGCCCGATGTAGACGCTGAAGGCTTTATTCCCTATGCAGACATCACAGAAGCTCAGGCTATTGGCTGGGTGAAGGATGACATGGGTGAGGAAGCAGTGACAGCTCTGGAAGACTCTATCGCTGCACAAATTGCAGACAGCAAAGCTCCTGCGGTAGCTGTAGGAACTCCTTGGTAATGATTGCAGAAATCTCCGCAGCGATAGCAGCGACACAAGCAGGGTGAAAGCATGGGAATCCTCAGTCAGATACTAGGCAGTGGCGACGTAATCTCTAAGGGTTTAGACCTTATAGACGGGATGCACACGTCTGAAACTGAGGCGATAGAGGCAAAGACTAAAGCTAAGACAGACCTGTTGTCCAGCTATGCTCCATTCAAAGTTGCTCAGAGATACTTGGCACTGATCTTCGGATTTACCTTTGTTGCATCCTACCTAATGGTCTTGACCCTTTTCTTTTTGGAGAAGGACATCGCTCCGATTCAGGAGCTTATAGCTGCATTTAAGATCGATTGGATCATGCTAACTATAGTTGGCTTTTACTTTGGCGGCGGCGCATTTGAAGGCGTCATGAATAAGAGGGATAAGAAGTAATGGCTGGGTTTAAATTGCAGACATTTAGTGGTCAGGCGCCCAAGGTCTATGCCAGATTGCTACCAGATGATATGGCTCAAGTGGCGATCAACTGCCGACTTGATTCTGGTCGTCTAGAACCGTGGAAAGAAAACTCTTCAAGCTCTATCACCTTTGCTACTGGGTCTATATCGGCTGCAACTAAAAGCATATATAAGCACAGTTCATCTGTATGGATAGCTAGTAACTCGGAGATCGATGTAGCTAGATCGCCTATCGCTGAAGACGAATTTGAAAGAATCTATATCACCGGTGGATCTTCTGGATTCCCTCAGATGACTACTGGTCAGATAGTAGGTAACAGCACGTATTACCGTTTGGGTATACCAAAGCCAGCAGACCTTACGTCAGTGACGCTATCTCCTGCCGCCTCAGATAATGTTAATACCGAGGTTCCGCAGTCAAGGTCGTACATTTTTACGTACGTTTCTTACTACGGGGAGGAGGGCGTCAACTGTGACGCTGAAGCTGCTCAGGTCGTGGATGTACATACAGACCAAACGGTGACGCTAGACTTCCCCCCAAACCCATCCGGACACTACAACCTGTTGTACAAGCGGGTATATAGGACAGATGCAAATGGAACCTATAGGTTTGTCGATGACGTTGGCATTGAGGTTGACACATTCTCCGATACGAAATTGGACGTAAATTTGGGCGAAGAGATTCCTACCATTACATTTGACGCGCCAGCTGATGACGATAGTGGGGATCATCCTGAAGGACCGATGCTGGGATTAGTCTCGATGCCCAATGGAATTTTCGCAGGGTTTGCTGGTCAGACAGTTTTCTTTAGCGAGGCGTTTCAACCTCACGCTTATCCTGATGAATACAAGCTAACCGTTAAGTCTGACATCGTAGCATTAGCCCCCCTTAATACGGGTCTTCTAGTCCTGACCAAAGAAAAGCCAGCAATCATTCAAGGTCTCGACCCATCGTCAATGAGCATGATGGAGGTTGATAGCTCGCTATCTTGCGTGGCTAAGCGATCTGTCGTGGATATGGGCGAGTTCGTGATGTACTCATCCCCTGACGGCTTGGTCATGGCAACTGAAGGTGGTTTGAGCTTAGCTACAGAAAAGACCTTCACCCGAGACCAGTGGCAGGAATACACGCCGTCATCGATAGTTGCGTTTCAATGGGAGGGGCACTACGTCGCCTTCTACAACAATGGAACTGAGAGCAAGGGCTTCATCTTTGACCCTAGAGGCGGCAAGAACTCATTTGTTAAGTTGGACTTCTATGCAACCGCAGGCTTTAACGACCTAGAGTCAGACAGTCTTTACTTGGTTGTGGGTGGTTCTCTTGTGGTGTTCGCCGAAGGAAGCTCTAACGAAAATTTCACTTGGCGGGGAAAGAAATTCTACAACCCCAGACCAATCAACCCCGCTGTTGCCAAAGTAGAGTGTGACAGTTACAGCCCTAATCCAACTTTTAAGCTATACGCTGACGGCGAGCTAAAGCACACCCAAACCGTTACCAATAGTAACACCTTCAGATTGCCTAGTGGTTACAAGGCTAACGAGTTCGAGATAGAGCTAAGCGGTTCCGTACCGATTAACGAGGTGTGTGTCTACGAAAGCTCGGAGGAGATAGGTGCCTAAGCAGAATAAGAAGGGAAACATGCCTGTCCCGCAGAAGTGGGCAGGACAGGATCGTAAGTTCGGTGAGACTCTAAAGAACAATGTAGATGTTCTGGCTGGATTTAATGGTGACCCTTTAGATAGGGCGATCACTGCTAGGGACTTACTTGACAGCGGTATTGCAAGACTCGCAGTTGGATCGATCACCTTCTCCGGCGGGTCTAACGACTTGATTCCGGCAGGTGGTCTCCCTACGTATGCTGTCCCCCCTGCCCCTACCAACTTAACGGCGGACGGTGGATTTGAGGTTATCATCCTTGCGTGGGACTTAGAGCGATATGAGGGGCACTCTTATGTTGAGGTGTACCGACATACATCAGACGTGATTGCTGACGCTACATTGAACGCACAAGTGAGCGGTCGAATTGCTGGTGTTCACAGCGACCCCGTTGAGCACTCTGCCGACTTTTACTATTGGGTCAGAGCTGTAAATGAAAACGGTGTAGCAGGACCATTTAACTCCTCAACAGGAACTAGGGGTCAATCAGCCCCTGATGTAGATTTCATTCTAGATATTTTAGCGAACTCGATCACAAGCTCCCAGCTAGCTCAGGACTTAACGTCGCAATTAGCTGGTTATGACACTGACATCGCTGCCTTAGAGACAACTTTTGGAACAACTGCATCGGCAGCTACAAGTGCAGCATCTGCGGCATCAAGTGAATCCGCCGCAATAGCCGCAAAGACAGCGGCTCTTCTTGCACAAAGCAATGCTGAGACTGCGGAAGATAACGCTGTATTGGCAGAAACTAATGCGGAAACTGCCCAATCTGGAGCAGAGACAGCTCAGACAGCTGCGTCACAGTCAGCCACGGGCGCTGCTGGGTCAGCGTCCTCTGCATCTCAAAGCGCAACAACCTCCGCTAATTCAGCAACAGCTGCGGGCGCTTCCGCTACTGCTGCCGCAACGAGTGAAACAAACGCTGCGACCTATGCGACTAACGCAGGCACATCTTCGACCGCGAGCCAGACATCTAGGCTCGCAGCAGAGGCGGCTGAAACAAATGCAGCTACATCTGCAACAGCGGCGGCAACCAGCGCGACCACTGCCAGTGCAAGTCAGACGGCAGCCAGTCAAAGCGCTTCTGTTGCTAACACAAACAAACTTGCTGCTGAGACGGCACGTAGCGGAGCTGAGACAGCTGAGACCAATGCGGCGAGCAGTGAAACCAATGCGTCGGGCTCTGCCTCGTCAGCTTCTACAAGCGCAACAAATGCGGCGAACTCCGCTACAGCTGCGGGCAACTCTGCATCAGCGGCTAACACTAGCGCTCAGACGGCTTCTACACAGGCGAGTAACGCTGGCACATCGGCAAGCGCTGCATCTGCGAGTCAAACGGCAGCTAGCACTAGCGCGACTAATGCTGCTAACAGCGCTGGAGCTGCGTCTACTAGCGCAAGCACAGCGGCTGCAAGTGAGTCAGCGGCAGGTCAGTCAGCTGCTACTGCGACTACTCAAGCAAATACGGCGACCACTAAGGCTGGACAGGCTTCGACGTTTGCATCGAACGCGGCGACCTCGGAATCTAATGCAGCAGGATCTGCTAGCGCTGCATCGAGCACAGTAAACGGTTTAACCGCTAGGTTAAATAATGCAGGAGGTACTGGCGTTACGGTTGAGCAACAGTTTTCTGCAAATGCTACCTCTCTCGGAGAGCTTGAAGGTCAATACACAGTTAAGATCGACGCTAATGGGGCTGTTGCTGGATTTGGTCTTGCCAGCACCACGACTTCGCTAGGGGCAACCGAAAGCGAGTTCTATGTTAACGCTGACCGTTTCGCAATCATGCAAAACGGGAGTAATAATGCTGCTCCTTCAGTACCTTTCGCTGTAGTCCCTGCGGGTACAGTCGATGGGGTGGCAGTACCCCAAGGTGTTTACATAACCGACGCCTTCATAAGGAATGGCACAATCGTTAACGCCATGATTGGCAACGCGACTATCACTGATGCGAAGATAGCAGATCTAACCGTTACGAAGATAACGGGAACTTTTGCTGACTTAGAAAATGTTCTAACTGGTACTTTAAACGCAAACAACATCACAACAAATACTTTAGATGTGGGTGGGAAAGCCATCCAAGATTCAATTGGAAGAATTGCCGGTATAGGTGGGCAATCAGGCACGGTGACGGAGGTTACTGAGCTTACAAGAAGTCCTTTTACTTCAGCCTCACCAAAACACATAGCAAGCACTGCTTCCACCTCAGCTATCCCAGCTATAAGTGTTGGCGATGTGCTAAGCGCCCCCTTATTTCAATATCAATTCACCACAAGTTCCTTTACCGGAACTAGGGTTTTCATCATCCAAGGGTATGTTGATTTTCTTGGGACTTATAGCAGTTCGTCTGAATCCGTGTTTGCTGTCTCAATGAGGCAAACAAGTAATTATTCTGCTTACACGTCTACATCGGCGTCTGACTATGTAGGGTCAGAGCATTTCCAAGGTTCGGGCAGCTTTGCAATAGGAAATAAAAACGTAAATTTCCAAGCCGCATTGTCTCCAAATACTACATATACCATTTGGGCATTCGGAAAAATTGATGATGTATCCGGCTCAGGCGGAACTTTTACTAGTGGAGCAATACAGGTGTTTGGGTTAAACAAATAGGTCTAAAAATGAACAGAGCGCATTGGGACGAGATTATAGGTAAAAGGAACAGAAAATTAGAATCTTCTGACTGGACGCAGATGCCTGACTCCCCGTTATCTGGCGAGCAGAAAACAGCTTGGTCTGTCTACAGGCAAGATCTAAGGGAAATTCCTAACCGACTTAGGGATTCGGCAGGCTATATAAGCGACGAAGAAAGCTGCCCTATAGACGGTACGCTTTTGGATTGGCAGTTCCCAGTCAAGCCAGAATAATTATCTTTTTTAGTATTTTACTTGATTTTCAAGTATGATAGGAGTAACGAATGTCGTTAGATTTTGTCGATATAAGAGAAGTCTGGGACACCGTTAAGGTCGGTCTAGAACACGTATCTAAAGATACCTCTCCCGACTGGAGACTCGAAGACGTATACGCTGAATGTGTACGCGGCGAGGCTCACATTCTTATGGACCCTGCAAGGACGGCTACGGGTTTTGTGATTCTTCAGTCGGTCAGGATTCCATTCCAATCAGCCGCAAAGCTACTCATCTGGATCGCGTATGACCCAGTTGAACATAGTCTGGCTACCTACTGTGATGAACTAGAAACCCTTGCTAGAAACACAGGGCATAAACAAATCGAATTTTTGTCCCCTCACGAGGGTCTTTGGTCGTTGGCGCAAGCCGGTGGCTATCAACTTCAATGGGCAGTTCTAAACAAAAAGCTATAGGTGATATATGGGCGGTGGTGGCGGAAGCGATCCAAAAGAATTAGAGAGCAAAGAAGCGTTAGCTCAGCAAGCAGCTAATGCTTTGCAGCGCTATGGCGAGGTTTTTGTCCCGCTTGAAAATATGTACATCAATGACACTAAGTCGATGTTTTATGAGGGCGCATCCGATGATGCTATGGCTGCTGCACAGAACCAAACCTCTGCTATCTATGAGCAAGGCTTTGGAGACATGCGGGGCGCACAGTTTCAGATGGGCTTAGACCCCAATTCAGGCAGAGCTACAGGTGAATCCAATGCGCTAAGAGCTGCACAGGCGAGAGGCATGGGGTTGGCGGGTTCAGACGCTGGTCTTGGCTATACCGATGCAGCCTATCAGAACTTAGGCAACGTCATCGCTATGGGTCAGGGCTTACAGGGTCAGGCTGTCTCAGGAAACATTGACCGCATGCAGAGCAGTCTGGATAGGGCTGGAGCTGCGGCGAAAAGAGATTTCGCCAACTCACAAAGTATCGCTTCTATTGCAGGCACAGGTGCCGGTATGGCAGCGGGTTACGGATTAGGAGGTCGAGGCTAATGGGTCGAAGCAATGCATTTACAAATTATCTAGCCGAATTGGACCCAGAGG